GTTTTATCTAGCTTGTCTCCATACCAATATTCATTAAAACCCAAAGCTTCTGGATTACTCAAGGCTACTTTTTTAACTTTTAAATCCAAAATATCATCATATAACTTAGAGTATTCATCTTCTGTATGGTAAATACAATCCACTCGTCCTGTGAGAATAATTTGGTAACCTTTCTTTAATAGAAAAATAACGCCATCAGCTAAATCAAGTACTATATCACCTGTTAATTTGTTTTTTCTCTTCAACAGTTCCTTATCAAACTGTGTATAACCAAACAAATCTAAAGATAAGCCAACACTATCAAATAATGACATGGACATGGCGAACATTCCAAGTCGATATAAGACTTTTGAAATCTTAAGTTTCTTACCCTGTTTAATCGCTCCAATTATATCACCAGCACTATTGAGAGCGTCAATAAATCCGCTCTCTTCCTCTGGGGTAATTAAAGTTTTTAAATAATCTAAAATTTTACTATCAGCAAACATTGATAATATGGAGCGATTACTCCGCAATTTCAAAAATGTAATAATAGTTGTGACAACTCGCTGATAATCAATTTTCTCATTATAGTGGCAATTGTATAAACCATTTACCAACAAAAGCGTATCTTCAACTAAGCGTTCAGCATAATCTTTCGAATTCAATTTCAATTGTATTGTCCGAAAGAAATAAAAAAGCCCACGTTGGGTCTGAAATGGGAGCTGACCTGATTGTTCCTCAAATGGTGCAGCTGTCAATAGACCAGATTGTTCAACAAAATTGGATCCATTTTGAACCGACTGAAGTTGGTCCAATACGATCTCTTCTACGTTATCAAAATTAGTCAAATCTTGATCACCAAACAAATCATCGCAACTAGAAGCGTGAGTATCATATGTGGATGCCGCGCTATAATCTGAAGCATCGTCATCACTATTGAACTCATAATCACTATCTGGCCATGGTCTAAAAAACAAAAAAGCTGGAACATCCGCTCGTATCCACGAATAGAAAAAAATAAAATTGGTATATTCAAAGGATTGGTATTCCAACTCCCATAAAGCCACGGGTATGTATTGCTCACCTCGAGCTGTAATTTTAACAAGATAAAATCCAGCATTTGGATCAGCTGGGTAACCGTTCTCAAATAATGTACAACCAAAGATAGTAGCTATTTGAAATAAAGTTTGTGATTCATGAAAATTT